ATTTATATATCTATACGCTTGTTTAAGATATATAAATTTATAGATATATAATCTAGTTATATAAATTTATATATCTTAACACCTGTATAGTTATATAAGCGTATAGAAAAAAAATAGTATTTTTATTTTAGTATTATACGGTTATAGATATAGAAAGCGTATAGATATATAAGCGTATAAACAAGCGTATAGATATATAAATTTATAATAGGGGTATTGACTTTTTGTTAAGTTTATGATATACTTGAATTATGGCAAATGATAACGATTTGCAGGAGGGTATTGACTTTTTATCTCGAATGTGGTATAATGCATGTAAAGGAGGCGAAACAATGCCAAACGCTGGCAAAATATTTGAAAACGAGATAAAAGAGAGTATACCGTCCAACATCATGTATTACAGGATAAAAGACCCCGCTCAAGGATTTGGACAAGGAGCAACAACAAGATTCTCGCTTCACAATCAATGTGATGCGCTATTATACAAATATCCAAATCTAATAGCATTGGAGCTTAAAAGCACACAGAACACATCCATTCCATTTTCTTTAACAGAAAACAACAAAAGTATAAAGGCATGTCAAATAGATGGACTATGTAAGTTCTCATTGTTTCATGGAATATCAGCAGGGTTCCTGCTAAACTTTAGAAGAACGGAACATACTTATTATCTTGACATAGATGATTTTTTGAGATTCATAGTTGATACTGATAAACAAAGCATAAATGAAAAAGATGTGATAGAGTATGATGGTTTATTGATTCCTTCAAAGAAAAAGAGAACAAGAAGCACATATAGTATAGAAATACTCTTTAACAGAGAGGAGGTAGAAGAATCGTGAAGTTATTTATTGACTTTGACAACACGATAGCAAATTCATCAGAAGTGATAGTTGATATGTTAAACGAACACTTCGACAAGAACGAAAACTTTGAAAAGCTAAGAAAATATGATTTTAGTGATTTATTTCCAGAATGTTCATATTGGGACATAGAAAAGTTTTTCAATTCAGACGAGATGTTTGAGAGATTGAAAATTTTTCCAAACATGATAGAAACAGTTGATGCTTTCAAAGACTTCTTCGATGAAATTTCAATCGTCACAATTGGAACAAAGGATAATCTAGAAAACAAGAAAAGATTTTTAAAGGAAAATAATTTAGAATTAACATTCTATGGAATAGAGAACAATGGACGAAGTGACAAGAGTAGCGTTGACATGCATAATGGTGTGTTTATTGACGACCACATTGGTTGTTTACATAGCTCTAACGCTAAAATAAAGATACTGATGAAAAACGTCGAAAACGGAGAATGGAACAAGGTTGAGCCAAATGATGATATATACGTTGTAAACAATTGGTACGAAGTATATTCCATCTTTGACTTTATAAAGAAGAACAAGGAGTTGTATTTATGGGAAATATTATAATAGTCGGGAAAAGCGCTTCTGGAAAGAGTACAGTTGCGAACGCATTATCAGACGACTTTAAATATACAAAAGCGGTAACAGCCACGACACGTCCTATGCGCGATGGCGAAGTAGATGGCGTAGACTACTACTTTTTGACAAACGAACAGTTCAATAAAAAACTTAAGAATGGTGAGTTCTTAGAATGGGCTGAATATAGAGGATGGAGATACGGAACCCCGAAAAGTGAGATTGACAAATCAAACAATATGGTTTTCGTTCTAAATCCAAATGGTTTGAAATCTTTCAAAGAACTTGAAATCCCACACATTAGTTTTTATTTGAACGTAGAGAGCGGACTGAGAATTTTGAGACAGCTTGACCGTGGAGATGATAAACAAGAAATTGAGCGTAGATATTTCGCGGATGAAAAAGATTTTCGAGGAATTGAAAAAGAAGTAAACTTTGTTGTAAATAATGATACTGAACTTGATGAATGTATCGACGAAATCCTGTTTGATATTCTATATTACGAGAACCCGCAGTCTCTTGAGGATTTTCTGAACAAGTTGGAATATGTGTTTGACAAAGCGAACGAAACTGATTTAGCGGATATTCAATAAAGAATAATTGATGGAGAAGATTTAATTGATAAACAGACAGTTCTATATCTATAAATTTGAGTCTAAATTCTTAGACCAAAACAAATACAATATAAATTTATCATTCAAGCAGGCTAAGGATGGCGACCAAATTATAGCTGTCTCGGATAGTCAGATGCTTAGAAGCATCAGAGATATTCAACAGAGATATATAGATAGATATAAACTTGAGTTGCTTTTCAAAAAGAGGGACGATATAAAGAAGCTCCCATCATCAAAAACAAATGCTTCTTTGATAAGAGAAATCAACAAACAAATCAATATGATGATGTTTGTTCCAGAATATGTATCTGTCATTATCACTCGTCCCTCACACTACAAAAAGTTATTCTATAATGGATTAACAATAAATGGAAAGAAATATATTAGGTTCTCATGTTCGGCGTCACAGGCAAGAGTAAATACGATAATCATGGTTCAGCAAGATATATCGGACGAACTGTATAGACGTTTGAACAATGGTAGACATGATAAGAAATTAAATCCAAGCAAGTTTAACGCATATTTCGGATTGAGTAGTTCGGCAACGATTCCTGTTAGCACACCAAGAGTTTGTGTAGTATCGGATTGCCTTATGAAAAGAAATACTCTTGTAAACTATGTAACAGAGATAGACGAACCATTGTGTGACGATATCATAGAGAGAAAAGAAGTAGAGATTGAATATAACTACTTCGATGGAATGGGACTAATATCACCAGAACAAAGCGAGCGATGGGCACACGAACTTGAACTTGATTGGATTCCATCAGAATGGTGTATCCGTAATGCTTGGATAAAGGGAATGGTTTGTACATTCCCTATCCAAGAGTTCTGTGAAAAGATAAACGGTGGAAACTATCTTATAGAAACGATTTATAAGAACGAAAATGGAACACCAAAGATGGCTGACCTTAGAAACATCGACGTTATAATTAGCGAATCACAATTCAAAATGGCAGGGTGCTATGATAGTTATGAAGAATATGAAAGGAATTGTATAAACAACAAACTTTCGTGGGGAATCTCAAGATATACTCCGAAATATGATTCCAACTGTTTGTATTTGAACTATCAGTCACTTCAAACGTTGAAATTAGATGATGAAGATGTTTCACAACTGTGCGCACCAACGGTAGACTGGATAAAAGGCGTAGCAAGAGACAACATAATGTATACGTCTCTGTTCTTGATGGGAAAGTCTGTTGGAAAGAAAGGTGTTGTGAATTTCATCAATAGTAGTGATAACTATTGGTTGAAATCGTTACTTGTAAACCATAATGTTATAAACGACAAATATGTGTCAGATAAGATTTACGACAATATCGTAAACAAAATCAAAAGCGCATGTATGGGTAAACTTGTTGTAAATGGAAATTATCAAGTTTTGGTTTCTGACCCATACGCAATGATGGAACATGTTTGTGGTCTTGAACCAAATGGACTTCTTGGTGAAAGAGAGTATTATTCAAAATACTGGAACGATAGAAATGTTGATTTAGTGGACAGTATGCGCTCTCCGCTCACATATCGAAGTGAACACAACATATTGAATCTCAAAAACAACGACGAGTTAAATCATTGGTATAGATATCTTGGAACAGGAATCATTGTGAATGTTCATAGCGATGATGTTTTACGATGGGCGGATTAAATAATAGTCCGAGAGTATAGTAATATACTTTAAGAATCTGGTGAACCTACAAATGTAGGGTGTCCATCTTACGTTTAGGAGCGATAGGAAATGATTGCTAGAAGATGGGCTAACAGGGGAAGCCTAAACCATTAAGGCATGGTAATCCTGTGGAAAGTCTTGTAGCCACTTCAATTATTATAGGAGTGGTAAAATGGAAGAACTTAGAAGATTTGATTTTTGGGATAACTATTATTATTGTGATAGAAACGGAAATATTTACAATAAAGAATACAAGAAGTTATCCACCAGAATTAGTAATAGTAGAGACGGCTATCTCACAATAACAGTTTGTGGTAAAGATAATTTTGGCAAAAAGAGATATTCAGCAATGTCAGTACATGTTATAGTTGCAAAACTATTTGTACCAAAGCCTGATACAAATAAAGTATTAGAAGTAAACCACAAAGACTGTGACAGAACAAACCCGAAAGCTGATAATCTTGAATGGGTAACGCATAAAGAAAACGTCCAATACTCCATTGATGTTGGAAACCACTTTACGCCAGATTGGAAAGGAACAAAAAACCCAAAATCCAAATTATCAGAGCGAGAGATATCCGAAATCATAGAGCTGTATAAATCTGGATTAAGAGTAAGAGATATTCATAGAACTAACAAATTTAATGTCTCTGAAACAAGAATTGGACAAATCATAAGTGGCTACAAGAAATCTCAAACGACTACAAGTGTTAGCGGAGGGTGAAACTCCCTTGCGCGAAGTGCCAGACACCCATTTTGGGTGAAGATATAGTCTACTCCCAAGTTTGAAATAAAACTTGTTAAAGTACGGCGAAAGCTGGGGTACGCAGGAGCGATTTCGATATGGATATAGTCGCAACGACATCAAATCCAACAATCATCAAGGGTGTTTATAAAGATGATTTGGCTGTAACATACCAAAAGAAGCTCTCACAGAAAATTGAGTTTACTCAAGAGGATTTATATAAAGCAGACCTACTTGCCTTTGGTTCAGAGATTGGTTCGATAACAAATAAAAGTACATCTATGTATGCCATGTTGCCGATGTACGACCCACAAAGCCCGCAATATGCAGAATTGGAACGACGTCTTATAATGACACGAGTGGCACAAGGTAACGCGATTGATAAAGCAAAAGGTGTTCAGACGAAACAATTCCCGCAACATTGGGCGAACTATCAAAGAATAGAAGATTCAGACAGTGACGAAGTAAAACGCAAGAAAGAGTTCTTTAACAGTATTCTCGTTGAAAAGAAACCATACTTCTTCAAATATCTCTATAAAGACAGTCGTTCGGCATATAATAAGTTTCTACGAGAAGAAGAATCGTATAGACAGATTTATGGAATAGATTTGGACGAGATTAAAGGCAAAAACGAATCGGAGCTTACAGAGAAAGAAAAATATTATCTTGCTTCAATGAATTACAGAAATCCTCTTATTGAATCTGATTGTGAAATGAATAGGATATGCCGTTATATAGAAAGCGTTGATTTCGATATAAAGCGTTTCAATTCAGATAAACCGTATGACTACAAGATATATATGAATGATTCAATAGAGAAGAATATGGCGTTATACAACTCGGTTAAAAGGGCGGTCAAAGATTTCTTCAGATTCCTAAAGGAAGATATTTCAATGAGTGATTATTCTTCTTCTTTGAAATACTTGCCGGAAGAAGAACGAAAGTTGATGAACAAATATGACCTGTTCAAAGATACAATGACCGTAATCTGTTCAAATTCATCGGAGCTTGTGAACTATCTTGTGGAAATATTCTACGTCGACCTGAAATCAAGCAACAAAGATATATTATGGAGAACATTTGGCAAAGTAATGTTCTATAACGTATACAACAAATCATCTAAGAAAGTCCTTATTCCTCAAATTGAAGATGATGGCGAATACGAGTACCTGTTTGATAGTTACAACATCTTGGAGGTAGACTTAATTGGTCAATGAATATAACGAAATATCATATGCTAAAAAGATGCTGAACTCTGGATTCCTCACAAACAGGAGAATGTATGAGCTTAATATCTTAGCAAAATATTTCTATTACATTGGTTATAAGCCTAAAGAAGTAAAAACAAAAGTAATAGAGTTCTGTAATACACATTTTGAAAATTTCAACGAAGCAAAGTATTTTGACAAAATAGAATCCATTCTTGCGAATGCTAAGAAGAATACGATAGTTGAAGTCGGTTCCATTGGCATTACTGATAAAGAGATTGAGTTTATTCAATCCTTGAAAGAAACAAACAAGTTTAATGAGGTTCTATTTTGTCTAATGGTTATAAAGCGTATAAGAGAAAAACTTGGTCAACAGGCTTATCTCAATTGTAAATACAGTAAGTTTTCAAAAATGTGTGGTCTAAGTTCTACAAAAGCAATATATCCAATTCTTAGACGAATGGAAGAACTTGGACTAATCCGTATTTGCCGCAACAGCAACGTTGAAATCCTATTCAACGTCAACACAACGCACGGCAAACCCGTCCTTGCCGTCAACGACTTCGACAACATATGCGCCTATTACCGCAACTATACTGGAAAGTCGCGTTATATTGAATGTCAATCTTGCGGCAAAATGGTGCGTGCTAGAGGAAATAGGCAACGATATTGTAAAGCATGCTATGCTGAAAAACATAGAGAAGTTGCAAGAGAATACGAACGAAAGAAGTATTATGAAGAAAAACCTTGACTTTTAGAAACTCTTTTATTGTCCCTAAAAACACATAGAATATCTATACATTTTTTGGCCTCTATAAGAAAAACTACTCTAAAAATATATAGGAGATATATAATAATATTTTTCTCCAGAAAGGTGTTATACAGTTTGATAAAGATAACGAAGCAGGAATACGAAAACGAGATAGCAAACTCTGGTTTCAAATGCAGAAATCCGATTTCACACTCTGGTAAGAACAACAAGTATTACTATATTGTTGAAACGGACTATGAGAACTACTTGAGATTTATCAAAAATAAAAATAGATTGGGAGATAAGTAAATGTCCTATATCTTTGACACCAATATGTTCATGGAAGATTTTGATGTGAACAAGTATAAGGGTGAAAAAATATATATACCGATTCCTGTTCTTGAAGAACTAGACAGACACAATCACAGCTCTGACAGAACTCGTTCATATAAAGCTCGCAATGGGCTAAAGGCTATTAGCCGACTAGCTCTATCAAACACTATTGAATATCCAATCGAGGCCGACGGTAGAACTCTTGAAATATTAGATGGCGCAACCAATGATAATAGAATCATTGCTATTTCAAAGACAATTATGTTTCTCGACAGAGAATCTGTTCTTTATACGCATGATTTGAACATGTATCAAAAGGCTGTTGCTATTGGTGTAAGGGCGAAGCATATTGATTATTCTAAAGCGCCAATATACAAAGGATATATCGAAGTTGTTGGTACAACAGATACAATCAATAGGTTCTTCGACGAAATAGACACAAGCACGCTATATCCGAATGAATATATCCTAATCAAAGATGTTTCAACCGGCGAAGAAACTGAAATGCGGTGGACAGGAGAAAGATTCGTTGGACTTTCATTACCTGATTCAAAAGTTGTAAAGGCAAAGAATGCGTTACAGCGTTGTGCGCTTGATTTGCTTATGAACAGAGACATTACAACTGTTGCTGTTCTCGGCGGTTACGGTAGTGGCAAAACATACTTGTGTATGCAGATGGCGTCTTATTTTGTACTTGATAAAAATGAACAAAGTAAGATTCTTGGTATAAGAGAGCCAAACGGTGAGGGTAAAGATATTGGTTACTTAAAGGGGACATTTGAAGATAAAACCATTAGATTCTTCCGCCCCATTGAACAACAACTTAAAGGCCCAAACCAATACGACTATCTTGTACAGTCTGGTAAGATTGAGACAGAAATTCCTTTCTATATGAAAGGCACAACTTATAACAAAACAATTTTCTTAGTTGACGAAGCCGAAGATTTGTCAGAAGCGCAGATTAAACTTGTTGGTACTCGCGTTGGTGAAAACAGTAGAATCTTCTTTTCTGGTGACTTTGCGCAGTCGATTAAAGACAAAACTACTTCTAATCCTCTTGTAAAGATGTGTGAACAGTTGAAAGGCAACAAGATGTTTGGTTGTATTTATCTTGATGAAGATGTTAGAAGTGAAACAAGCAAATTATTTGCTGACTTATTTCAATAATTACGAGGTATATAAATATGGATTTTGAACTCTCGCCAATCTTTATTCCGGAGGAACTGGAAAATGTTAAACTTCCATCGCCAGAGCTACTTTCCTTTTATGAGAATCTCCAAGAAAGGGTAATCTGGATTGATGATGAAATTGGCGACCAACTTCTTCAATATTCAAAGTATATTCTGAAATGGAATATGGAAGATGAAAAAGCGGGAATTAGGGTGGAAGATAGAAAACCGATTAAATTGATGATTTTTAGTCCCGGTGGCAGTTTATATTCCTGTAATCATTTTGTTGACATTATTGAATTGTCAAAGACTCCTGTGTGGGGTATAAACGTTGGAATGGCAATGAGTGCGGCGTTTTTGATTCTTATTTCATGCCACAAGCGTTTGTGTACTAAAAATTCTGTTGCCTTGATACATCAGGGTTCTAGCGGAATTAGCGGCAATGCCGCAGATGTTATTAGTTCTGCGAAAAATTACGAATCGCAGTTGAATAGACTTAAAGATAGGGTTCTTGAGAAAACCACAATTCCAAGCCGTCTTTACAATGCTAAACTTAAAGAGGATTGGTATTTGGATGCTTCAGAGCAACTCAAGTACGGAATCGTTGAAACGATTGTAGGAGATATATCTGAATTGTTTTAACACGAATGGAGTAAACGGAAATGAAAAGCACTGGTAAATTAATTTCAGAAGTAGCGCAGAGAACAAGGTATTTGAAAGCTCCGGTAACAGAAATCATTCAGGCTCTTGAGGACATTATAAACGAGTCTGTGATTAATGGAGAGACAGTCAAATTTGCTTGTGTAGAGACGGGAGCGAAAAACATCCCAGCACGCGAGGGATTCACTCCAAAAGGCAAATATTACAATACCGAAGCACATACACTCCCGTATGCCAAGGTACGTCCGGCATTCAAAAAAAAATATATGGAGCTGACTTCTAAGAAATGAAAAGCAAGTATGGTATTTTTGATTCTAATAGTAGAAAGATTGTTGGTGTTTTGAATCTTGATGATGGTGCGATTATTGAGATAAACGGAACATCAGTAACACTGGAAGAAGTATTGGCCGACTATAACGGCTGTGATGTTACAATTACTGTTGTTGACAATGCTTCTGGACTAACACAAGAATAAGTGGGGTGCTGTTATGAACGAGATTGAAGTCCGTGTAATACAGCTTTGTATTGAGAAGAAACGTAAAAATGAAAATGCTTTTTATGGTTCAATAGCGGATGTTGTTAGAGAAGAATTTGGTGTTGAATTGTCAACGGAAAGAATCCGTACAATTTCAAGGAGGTATCGAAAAGATAATCACCTTGACGAAAACTTCTTTAAAGTAGATTCAGAGTCGGAAGAAAAGCCAGTTACTGTATCGCTTCTTTCTGATGGCTCTACGGTGAGCGAAAAATCTTTTTCGGTGGCTCATAATACTAAACTGACACCGGAGTTGCTTTTAGAAAAGCACGGATTTGATAAAGACTATTTTGAACTGGTTTCTGCTAAGAACAGCAGATGGAACGTACAGAAAAAGGGTTCTGACATCGTAGATATGTACAGTTCTAAGATTACTGTTCGTCCGGCAAAAGAGTTTATTTGGAGCCAGTCCAATATTGATAGGGCTTTTAGTAACATTAAAATCAAACCAGCTCCATCCAGAAAACTTGTGCATGTTACACATAACGGTAGATGCTTGGTTGTTCCCATTAGCGACTTACATCTTGGACTTCTTTCTGAAAAGAAAGTAAGCGGTAACGACTATAATCTTGAAATTGCCGAGTCTCTTTATTATTATGTTTTAAACGACGTAGTAAACGAGGTAAATGGACAGTCGTTTGAAAAGGTGATGTTTATTATTGGCAATGACTTCATCAATGCTGATAATATCACAAATACTACCACAAAGGGAACGCCCCAAGATTGTTCAAATCAGTGGCATACTATTATTGATAAAGCCATTGAGTTGTGTATCAACGGTATAAATATGCTTACAGCGATTGCTCCTGTTGATGTGATATATGCTGTTAGTAACCATGACTATCACAGCATGTACGGTATTATGAATACACTTCAAGCATATTACAGGAACGATAAACTTGTAAAAGTATATGGCGACCCATCTGAAAGAAAATACTTTAAGTTTGGTAGCGTAATCGTTGGCGTTGCGCATGATATAAAGCCGGATAAAGCTCTTGAAATCATGTCTGTCGAAGCACATGACATGTGGAGTGAATGTAAATCAATGATTTGGTTCTTAGGGCATTTACATACCCAAATGGCATATAGTAAAAAAGGATATGTTGAGGTTCTTAGACTTCCAACTGTAAGCGGTTGGTCGCGTTGGTCGAATCAGCAAGGCTATGTACAAACTGAAAGAAAGAACCAAGCATTTATCATTGATGAAAATACAGGAATTAAAACGACGATAAACACCGTTATCAAATTATAATAGAGAATGAAGCCCGCCAAGCCTATGAGCATTTGTTGCTTATGCGTATCATGGCGGGCCTTTTGTTTGCGCTGGCGTAACTCAGTTGGTAGAGTAGCTGACTTGTAATCAGCCTGTCGCACGTTCAAATCGTGTCGCCAGCTCCAATATGATATGTTAAACATATCGAGAGAAATAAATGGAGAAAATGGAGGGCATACTATGCCAAAAGAAGTACCAAAGGCCCATCCACCGATGCCAAAACCGTCGGAAAGAACAAAATCTACATCATCTACTGGTGTATATAAACGTAGACGTGGGCCATTAAGTAATGCAGAAATAGCATTACTTGAGAGATATAAAGCTAAGAACAATTTAAGTGCTATTGTTGACAACACAATTGATGAAATTGTTTCTGATAGTATATATGAGATTAAAGAAGCCGTAGACAATATGATAGCTTACGGCGACCCAAATGTATATAGAGTTTTACCAAAAGAATTAGATAAAAAAATGAGAGACTATGGGATGGTTGCTCAAGAATATTTTGGTAAAAAAGGCCCTAGTAAGGACACTACGCCTGTTTTTATAGTTCCAGAGACATATAAGCAGTGTAATGTGTGTTTGAAGTTTAAACCACAAAGAAGTACCGCTGGTATGAATTTTTATACATCATATTCAGACACATCCAATGGCCTTACAAGTATATGCTGTGATTGCGCCAAAAAACTTTTTTCCAAGTATTTAAAAGAATACGGTATTAGAGAGGCTCTTGTTATAATGAGCCAGAAGTTGGATATTGTTGTTATATCTGAAGTGTTAGAACAATATGTGGAGTTCTATAACACGGCAGAAGGCAAAAAGAGCGTGCTTGATGGTGTGTTTTTTAGTGACTATTATCAGGCTACGCTTTTATCATTTTCTGAAGAACAGAAGAAAGACGATTTATCGTTCTGTAAATCAAACCTTCATGGTGAGCCTTTTAGAGATGTAATACCAACATTTGATTTGGCACCAATATATGACGATATTACCGTTAAAAAGTCAAAAGGCGCGGACGACGATGATGAATTGGCGAGAAAGTACCCATCATTATCAAAGTTAAAACAAAAATGGGGTAGCTTTGAAAAGGCTGACTTATATTGGCTTGAGGATAAGTATAATGAGTGGTATGAGAAATGCGAAATTGATGGATTGTCAAGGGAAAAACTTGTAATTCAGCTTTGCTATGAGGAATTATCTATTGTTAGAACTCGTGAAAAGGGTGGAAACGTAAAAGACAAAGTTAGGAGCTTTCAGACACTTATGAAAGACGCTGAACTTACTCCAAAGAAACAGTCCATATCCGGTTCTTCTGAATCACAGTTTACATCTTTGGGTGAGTTTATAAAGGCGGCTGAAGTTAAAGGGCCGATTATATCTAAGAATAAGGCGTTTAAAGATGCTGATAGCTTTGAAAGACTGTGGAAGTCTATTGCTGGGGCAATTTCAAGAACTCTTGGCAGAGACAATGAGTATGTAAGAGACTTTGAGGAAAACTACAAAGATTACACCGTAGACTTTAATCGCGTTACAGAATCCAGCGACTCGACTTCCGACAATTCAGAAGTAGAGGAAGTTGGTGATACTGATGGCGAAGCATAAAATTCAATTCTTCAATGATTGGATTGATTATTGGAGATTAAACATTCATCGGTTCGCCGCAGAGTATCTTGGAATCAAACTTAGTTTATTCCAGCAAGTTGTATTATACTTAATGGATTCTCCAAGTTGTACCAAAGATAACTCACTTATATTCTTCGCTTCTCGTGGTATCGGTAAGTCTTTCTTGACAATGGTATTCTGTATCTGTAAATGTGTCTTGTATCCTAACATAACGATTAAAGTTGCTTCTTCAACAATGCATCAGGCTACAATGTTCGCAAGTAAGTTGTATGAGATACAAAACGGGCGACCGAACGTTGAAAGAGAAATAGACACAATAAGTATTAATCGAGATAGCGCTATTATAAAGTTCAAGAATGGCTCTACAATTGAAGCTGTTGTTTGCGCTGATACGGCTCGTGGCGCTCGTGCTAATATTCTTATCTTAGACGAGAGCCGTCTTATGAGCAAGGCAACGATAAACAACGTTTTGATGCCGTTCCTTACTAAGTCGAACCGCGACCAGCCTTGGGCGATGGACCCAAGATATAGAAAATATATGGAGAGAGAACATAACTCGACTATATATTTGACTTCTATTGGATATAAGGACGAGTGGAGCTATCAGGACTTTAAACAGTATTGTGAAGATATATCTGTTGGTGATGAATCAAAGGTGGCATTATCATTGCCATATCAGTTTGCCGTTGAGGGTGGAATTATTAGAAAATCTTATATCGAAAACCGATTTAGAGACAGAGGCGCTGACATAACTGGTTTACGAATGGAATTTGAGGTTATTCCACACGGTGAATCTGAAAGCGCTATGTTTACATTCGACGAAGTAAATAGCGCAAGACAACTTAGAGTTCCTCTTATTCCTCCTACGGATGATGAATATATTGAATGTAAGGGAATACTAAAAACATTACCATACTATCAAAAGAAAGAACCAAGAGAGATTCGTGTTTTGAGCATGGATATTGCTGTTGGTGGTGGGAGAAAGAACGACTTGACAGTATTTACTGTGTTCAGGTGCATTGAGGATTTAGACTACTATGACAAAGAACTTTCGTATATTGAAGTTATGAGTGGTGTAAACCTCGACCAACAGGTTATACGAGTAAAACAACTCTTTTATGACCTTGAGTGTGACTATGCGGTTATAGACGCTGGTGGTGCTATTGGTATTGAAACCATAAACTCTTGTGGTAATATTACAAAAGATATGGTTAGAAACCGTAGATATCCCGGCTGGAAAACCATGAACAAGGTTGAAAAGTATGATATGCGTATCGCTGACCCAAATGCCGAACCTGTATTATTTCCAATTCAAATTTCTGGTGCGGGTGCTTCGGCTATGCAGTATAACATGTTGGTTACGGCGCAGCTTGAATTTCAGAGAAAACGTATCTCGCTTTTGGTAGAAGATGATGTTGCTGTACAAGAGTTGAATAAAAGATATAAATACTTGACAATGAAAACGAGTAATGACAATTTGATGCGTGAACGAGCTAATAATATGATTGGCCCATTTGCTAATACAACAAGTTTAGTTGATGAAGCAATTAAGACGCAGATTGTCAAATTGCCTAGTGGAAGATGGGTATACGATGAAAAGAACGGGCGTAAGGATAGAGTTATTAGTATGATTTATGGTTTGTATTTTATAAACCTACTTGAAGAAGATTTAATCTCTTTGACAAAAAGTGTAAACATAAGTGATTATGTATCTTCGAGGAACTATACTAAAAAGAATAATCCTATCAATCCGTTTGGTTCAAACTTAAATAAACTAGCTGGGTTTGGAATGAGAAGATGATTTATAGAATATCTTTTACTGGTGAAGCACCAGATTATCGTGTATTGATGGACACTATGGCTAGAATCGGTGATTATTGTTATAGTGGTAAATCATTCTTTCTTGATACGGATAAAACGTATAAAGAACTAAAGGATATATTTGACGGCTTTATCGAACCGATAGGGCCGTCTTATGATTTGTCAACGTGCTCAGAATTAGTGCGTAAATGGTGCTTGACTAAGATGGGGCTTAAAGCACTAAAAGAGTTCGAGGAGAGCGACGAGGGACAAAGTAGAATGAAAGAAATCATGGCATACCTTGATGCCATAGAAGAAAAGAGAAGAAAGGAGGGGGTTAAAGAAGATGGCAAGACAAGTTCAGCGAAAAGAACCAGAGCCGCCGCAGCGCCAGAGTCAACCGTCAAACCAAAGGGTAAGCGTACAACAGGTTGAAAACAAATGGAAACAGGTGTTTAGTAGCCCAATTGGCGGTGGATTTGGTGGTGTGGCACCGGGCGGATATTTACTTAATATAGGTGCGAGTTTTGTCAACGACCCATATCTCCTTAACCAGAGAATCAAACAGCTTTCGACGCTTCCCGCATTTACAGATAGAGAGCAAATAGAGGAATCATTAAAGAATCCTGAAAATAACGAGTTCGATTTGCGCGAAGCGACGCATAGCATGATTTATCTCACATATCCTCTTTACAGGCTTCAAATGCTGTATGAGGGTATTTTGAAGTATAGAAGCTATATTGAGCCTAGATACGTCGATAAGAAAGAGATGAATACGCCACGATTCAAGTCCGATTGGAAACTTGTTGATATGTGGCAGAAGAAACTCAATCCTCAGAAGCAGTTTAGACGAATTGTGGCTGAGGTTATACCAGAGGGTAAAAGAGCATATTATCTTCGACAGTCTTATAACAGCACTACTGGAAGCGAGAATGTAAATTATGTTCATTTTCAAGTTCTTCCAAGTGATTGGTATAAGATAATTAAGCACTCTACTGACAGCTATGAGGTAGTAGCTTTTAACTTTGCTTACTTCTGGCAAGCTGGTACAGAACTTGGACAATTCCCCGAAATATTTACAAGATATTATGACCAGCTTATGACGGCCACCAGTTTTGATGAAAACGGCAATAAGTGGATTGACCCTAGAAAAACCCCTGATGATGTTGTTGTTGAATATAACCAAGAGACTATGACGTGGTTCTATTGGAAGGAACTTCCGGCTGACGAATGTTTCGTTTTCTCTTTCACGGAATCAGACGACTTACAGGTTTCTCCGTTCGCTTCATTGCTTTTACAGGCACAAGACTTAGCATCATATTCGCTATTACAGCAACAGTTGCTGACAGTGCCATTGTATTCGATGTTGCTTGGTGAAATGCCGTTACATGATGATAATAAGTCTGGTAACTATACTGACGACTTTAGATTGTCGCCAGAGGCCGTCAATGCTTTTGAGGCAAAGGTAAACTCTAGTATGCCTCCGGGAACAACATATAATATCGTTCCGTCTGAAAATAACCAACTCTACCACTTCCAAGAAATACCAAATGCTAACAAGATATATAATATGGGCTTACAACAGCTTATTAATACATCTGGCGCTTCTACGCTAATGACAACCACAGAAAAACCGTCGGTTGCTCAAGTTGCGGCTGGTAAGATTATCGAAACCAGATATATTGATAGGATGTATGACCAGTTTGCTTGGGCATGTAATATAATCCTTGAGAAGATGTATGAGTTCGGTGATTTGAAGTTCCGTTGGCAGTTCTATATCCATGGTGATGCTTTTAGTGAAAAAGACGAGATTGCCGCAGTTGAAAAGAGTCTGTCTATGGGACAGCTTGAATTGCTTCCAAAATACTTGTCATACCACGATAAGAGCTTAATGGACGCTATAACTGATGCTGATTGGGTTGAAACATCTGGAATATATGATAAGTTTAAACCACTTGTCAATACATTTGGTATGTCGTCAACAACTAAACAGACTGGCACATCTGGTAGGCCAAAAATGGATTTAGATAAGATAGAGAATGATAATACGGCAAATAGTGTTGATTCTGGAACTAACACTTCTGATACTCGCTTCTCTTTAAAACATTGTGTTGTCTGCGGTGGAGATGTAAATGAAGAACATTATCCATTTTGTAGCGAAGAATGTAAAGAATCTTATATAGAGGAACAACGTGACGATTATGAAGAACAGTAAAGAATGCTCTCATGTGGATGCGGATGGAAATTCCACTATTATTTTTTCACATAAGAAATGGACTGGCGTTTATCCGCCTCGCGTAAAGGGTATTTGTAAACTTTGTAAAGAACAAATCGAAATGACGGAAAGCGAATATAAAGAATTTATAAAAGAGGGTGAGTTATCTTGAAACTGATTTCCGACAGAATGGAATCAGCACTCACTGGACTTTATGGACTGTGTTTTACTGGAAATAGTATTTGTGATAATATGGTTACACAGCTTGGTGTAAAATTTGTTATGCCAAATACATCAAATCTTATCCATTATAATATGGCACATGAACTTCCGGTGCTGGCTGATTACATTGGTGAATACGCTGCGGCTCGAAACTCATATCTCCATAGGCCAGCGGTAGCGGCTCATATGGAAGAATATGAAAATCTTACAACAATGTTTGCTGAACTCCTTAACTATATGGTTGCTCTTGAAAAAGAAGTGAGTAAGGTTATGGATTTGGCTATTGCCGAAGATGATAAGCAAACACTCAAGAACCTTGACAAATTCATTAGAAAACTTGTTCCCTTGACTGAAATGGCACTTGGCTTCGTGGATTATGTCGAAATGAATGGTGATACACCGCCTCAGTGGATGCAGATGGATTCTAATATCAATAAATTCTTTGGTATTAAGAGAAAGTAAATCTGCTATTACAATGAAAGGTGGTGATTGAATGCCTAAAGTTTTTTCTGTTCCTGTTGAAAGAATAGATATTGAAGAAATCAATAACGGCGACTTTTTGAAATTAAAGTTGTATGCTATTTCTGATACAGTAAATAGAAACAATTCGGAGTTTCTTAGAGAGGGCTTCGAGGAGTCCATTCCGACAATTTATAATAAACCAATTTTGGCTTATTTTAATAAAAATCTAAATGATACCGAAGAACACAATTCTCGTCTTGATATTGACAAGTATGGAAATGAGTTCTATGATTACGACTATGATGGTGCTGAAAAGCCCGTTGGTGTTATTCCAGAAAGTTCTGTCATAACCATAGAAGAAGTCGAGGGTAAAAACTGGGTAGTTATCAATCCTGCTTACATATGGACTGAATATAACAAACGACTTACGGAAGTTATTAAAAGTCAGTTAAGTAAAAAGGTTAGCGTAGAGGTTGAACCTGTTGACTTTTGGGTTGATGAAGAATCTGGTATAGAGAAAATTAGAACTTGGAAGTTTTTAGGAATTACCATACTTGGGAAAGATAAATATGGTAGAGCCATAGAGGAAGGCATAGAGGGTGCTAAACTGGTACTCGAAGATTACGCCAAATCTAGCAAGTTCAACTCTTATAAATCCAAATTTCAGTTCGCACTTTCTGGCAAGAAAGAAGAATATTCTTCTTCTATACTTGAAAAATATGGTGTTACGGTGTCAATGGAGGATAAGAGCAAAATGGATTTTATTAAAAAAGACGAGTATGGCACTGGCAAACCAATCTCTGTACTTAAATCTAAGGAAGCAGTCTCTAATGATTCTTGGGGCGACGTTGATAAGACAGCCCTTAGAGACACAGTGTTAAAGGCTCGCAATTACAAAACGCTTGTAAAATCGGTATATCTTGATGTTCAAGATGGATGGGAAGATGCTCCATCTGAAAAACTCAAATATCCGGTTATGCAATATAAAAATGGCAAATTCGTTTATAACGCTGGTGGGCTGTTGAGCGCACAACAGTACGGCGAAAAATATGACGAAAGTATTGCTAAAAAGGCTTTGACAATTCGTAAAAGACTTGGATTAGTAAAGTCAGAAAAGGAGGAAAAAATGAAGAAATTTATTGAAGCAGCCAAAATTTCTGGCTTTGCTTACCTCGGACTGTATGAAGGCAAACTTGCCTTTGCTCAAGAGTGCGATTGTGACAAAGAGGAAATGGCTGAGGAAAAGAAAGAGCTTTCTTTGTTTGAAGTCGATAAAGAAGTTGCCGAGAAGTACGTTGAAGGCGAGGAATTTGCTTGGGACGAGATTACTGGCCGTTCTATTGATTTGACAACTCGTGACGATGGTGATAAACACACCTATGAGGACGACGAGGATGAAGATGATAAAGAGGACGACGAGGAAGATAAAGACGGCGACGACGGCGACGATAAAGAAGATGCGGATAAGGAAGAAATGGCTAAGAGAATCGAAGCTCTTGAAGCTGAGAAATGCGAGATGGAAAAGCGTTGTGAAGCTGCTGAAAATGAGCTGAAAGACATTCGCATGAAACAGTTCAAGGAAGATACTGATGCTATTCTTTCTGATGAAGATGCCGATATGGACGAAAAGACCCACGAGGAACTTGTAAAGATGCGCGACGAGGGCAAGTTCTCTAGTGTGGAGGAGTTCGCCAAAGAAGTTGCTTATAAGAAGTACCTTGCCGAAAAAGAAGGAAAGAAAGAGATGTCTAAAAAGGACACCAAACTTTCTTTTGGTCTTAATAAGAAAACCGAACCAAGCGTGTCTAAAAAGAATGACTTGTTAGACAAACTTGCAAAAATTTAAGGAGGAAAACTAACTATGGCTAATAAAAACTTTTTTCAGCCTGTGAGAATGGAATCTCAGTATGTCGCGACAAAGCTGCAGACTGTTCTGTTCCAAGCCGAAGATGCTAACGCCGCTTGCTTTGATGGCGAGCTTGCCGTTCTTGGTGATTTCACACAGGACCCCGTTTATCTTAGCGCTTTTACTGCTGCTAATGCGGCGGCTTCTGCTCCTGCGGATTTCAATACCCGTATTGCGACTGCTCCTGCGGCGGCCACAGCAGTAGGTGTTGGTGTTATCGACCTGCCCACTGTCCCGATGGCTACTGGCGCTGGTGTGGCTTATCGTATGGGCTTCAAGACAAT